AGGCAGCGTTTTTGTCCAGCGGTAGCAGACCAGGCACAAACATGACGAGCTGGTCGAGAGGCCGTGTGAATAGTTTTGTCAGTGGCAAGGGTGGGGCGCGTAAGGCAGATGCGGATCTGCTAAGGGGCGGCGCGAAGAAGAAGACGAAGAAAGCCTGACCGTACCCGACCGTACCTAACCGTACCTTTTTCTGGCGTATGCTGGTTCACTGTGTTAAACGTCTTTTTGCAGAAAATGACGGTTTTCAACGGTTTTTGACGGATTAGCTACGCAAAAAAGCTGCTTCGGGAGCAGGGGGTCGGAGGTTCGAATCCTCTCGCTCCGACCAGCACCATCCATCAGAAATCATTGAATAAATAGCCGTCAGGGTCTTCTCCTTGGCGGCTGTTTTTTTGGTGACCGTACCGAAAACCGTACCTTTTTTGTATCTGTACCTTGTCGTGCTACGACAAGTTGCTTATATTAATATGGTAATTAGGGAGGTTTTGATGGGTAAAACAAAGTGGCTTCTGCCGGTTCGCCAACGCAAGGACGCAGGCACCTGGTTCATCGACGCACGCAAGATCGGCCTGTCTCAGAAGTATGTGCCAGAGGGTATGCAGTTCTGGACAGAGGATGAAGCTGGCCAGGCTGCGAATCACCTGTGGTCAGATCACGATCGTGGGCTGGTCGTCAAAGCTGATCCGGTCACCATTGGCCAAGAAGCCGCCGATGACTTTCTTGCGTTTGTGAAAGGTCGGGCTGAGGTGGGCGAGATCCAATCGACCACCTTTGGCGAAACAGAACGTAACCTTGCCTTCGGCCTAGCTATCAAGATCGACAACAAGTCGATTGCTAAGCACGACCTCGGCAAGCTCATCACCCGCGAGACTTTTGAGCGTGTCCGGTTGGCGATCCTGAAGGCTGTGCGTGATGAGGGCAAAAGCGCATCCACACAGCAGCACCGCGTAAAAGCTCTCAAGCACTTCTTCAACTATTGCTGGGGCAAGGGCTGGATCACGCGCAACCCAATGGACAAGATTCGCCTGACACGATTCGGTGAATCTTCTGATCGCGCTCCGCGCATCCAGGCAGAAACCATCCAGCGCCTTGTGCGTGACGGTCTGGTAGGTGAGACGCTGGTCAGCCGTGCAATGGTTGCGGTCGCACTGGCCACTGGGATGCGCCAGGGTGAGCTGCGCGGCCTGCAGTGGCAGGACATTGAGTTTGATGCAGAGGAAGTCCGCATCGAGCGTGCGGTCAAAAAGGACGGCAAGATCGGCCCACCTAAGACTAAAGCTGGCTACCGCACCATCGACATTGAGCCTAATGCACTTCAGCTTGTGCGTGAGTGGAAAATGCAGTCGCCGCACAGTCTGCCGACAGACTTTGTGTTTGCGACCGCTGCCGGCCTGCCTAAAGCCTACAAGACCCTCCGCGCACTAATGGATCGCATCTGCAAGCGTGCCAGCGTCCAGCGGACTCTGTGGGGCGACATGCGCCACTTCTTCGCTTCAACGCAGCTAAGCAAGCTGGGTGAAGACTGGCCTGAAGTGTCTCGGCAGATGGGCCATGAGGACGAGGCGTTCACGATGCGCCAGTATGGCCACTATGTGAAGAACGCTGAGAAGAAGGCCAAGGTGAAGAACAACATGGCTGAGGCAATCTGGGGTAAATGAGAAGGGGCGCTACCGCGCCCCAACTACAAGATTCAAGAACCGCTGCCACAATGTTGGTGGCGTTCTCTTTTTGCGCCAATAAGCCTTGATGGCCTCACTCTGACGCGCACGCTGTTCTGGCGTCCACTTCCTGCCCATGTTGTCCTCCTGCTAGTCGGTTGATCTCTGCACGCGGGATATAGAACTTCGCGCCATCCTGCACTGCCTGGATGACGCCTTGCTCAATCCAGCGCTTCACCCTGCGCCGCTCATTGTCGTTGTATTGACCAAGGAGAAGCACGCACGCCTCACTCAAGGGCAACAGAGCTTGCCTAGCCATTCTTTGCCTGCTGGTAGCTGAAGCCACCCTGCGGGGCCGGTTGCTGAGGTGCAAAGCCGCCCTGAGCTGGCTGTTGCGGCGCTGGCTGCTGAGGAGCAAAGCCCTGCGGTGCTGGCTGTTCCTGAGCCGGCTGCTGCTGGCTCTGATATGGATCAAGCACGTCATTGAACATCTTAGCCTTGGTCACGTCCTCATAGCGGTCGTTGACCTTCTTCTGCATCGAGAAGCCAGGGCGCTGATTGGTTGTATGATAGTGCGCCATCACGGCTTCCAGCAGCGCTGGATCTGTGATGTTCAGCCAGCAACTCATGCTGACGCGATCAGATACACTGAACCCGCTCACAAGCTGCAGCTTGCCATTTTTGAAGTCAGGTGCCGCCATTTTTGATCTCCTCTTGTCTCTCTAGCCACACATTGTAAAGACGCTGAAATGCGTCAGGATCTTCATTTTGCAGCCGCGTGATCTCAGCCGCGTTGTCTTGATTCCACTGGTTCAAAGCCACCAACGTCTTTTTGCTTTTGATCTCAGCCTCAAGATTTTCGTTGATGGTTGTGTCTTTCCGCTTTGCAGCGGTCAGCTCATTAGCGCTGGCAATCTGCCCGCCATGTAAGCCAAGGCAGGCCAGAGCACGGCCCCAGGCGCTTGTCTCACAGTTCTCAATGGCGCTGGTGCGGTTCACATTGCTGCTGCCGCGTATTTCCTCAGCATACCCAGTAGCGACCACGGTGCCGTCCTCGCGCCGAATGTAAGCCTTCACGACGACGCGCTGGCCATCATCTGACACCAGCTCGCTTTCCAAGCTGTACGACTTAAAGTGCTGCCGGAAAACCTCAACGCGGGTGCTGACCTCGGTGTATTTCTTGCCCTTGAGCTGCAGCCCCTGAGCGTTGGCCTGGTTGACCGCCCGCATGGCCTCAATGATATCATTGCTCATCAAGCGTCTCCAGAAACTCACGACCGGCTGCTGTGATCTGCCAGACGACTTCTTTACGGCCACGGTCATTCTTTTCACGGCGCTGGCTGTCTTCTACCAGCCTCATGCGGTCAAGCTCTGTCAGGCGAGGCTTAACGCTGTAAAGCCATGCCTCCATTTTCTGGGCCACTTGACTGCCGGTCAGCCCCGCTGGCGCGTCTCGGAGGGCTGTGAGAGCCTTGAGGCGCAGGCCGGTGACTTTCGGGGCCACGAACTCAGCAGCCTCAATCTCAGTGTCTCTGGCGTCTTTATGGACATTGGGGCCGGCGCGACCAGGCCATTCAAGTAAGTCTTGCTGCACCATTTCAGCCCCCTAACAGTGAAAGAAGGACGACAAAGCACCAAAGGCAAAACATCACAAATAGACAGCCAACCACGACGCCCATGATCCGCAGGAACTCCCGCAGACGGCTGTAAGGACGCAAAGGACGGCCAGCTTCATCGACGTGAAGCCATACAAGGTTTCTGTTCATCTGAACCCCCATGCTGTTTTTGCTTGTTTGAGAACTTCGGGACGGACATCCCAAGCCCAGAAGTGGCCGAAATCGGGTTCGACCAGCGTCAGCAGCTCCTCAACGGAATCTGCCTTCTTGAGAAGGTTTTCACGCACCTGGCATTTCGCAGTGATCTGGTTCAGCGCGGTCTGCATACCCTCGGTGGTGAGGCGGTCGCAGTTTGTTGCGCTAAAGACGCGGTGGCCGGTGGCATTGGCGTAGACGATGAGCTGCGGCTTGCCGGTGGCAGACCAGTAGCCGGCGACCTGGCAGACGTGCGACCAGTCTGGCTGTTGTGGCAGGCTTGTGGCAGACTTGCCTGATTTGGCTTTTGCACTGAAGCGTGACCACTTGGTCTTTAGCTCGACCTGTCCGCTGAAGTCTGGAAACCCACTGTAGGGCAGCTCAAGCCCTGGCAGGCGCGTCAGCACTTCGCTCTCGCCGGTAATGCGGTTCAGCCCCAGTTCACGATGCGCTGCCATCACACCTTCAACGGCGTGTTGCGCCACATCAGCCAGCTCATCACGGTTGATTGCCGCCTTGTCAGCATCTTTGCCGTGATCCCATTTGCGCGGCTGATACTCATCCATTGCGGCCATGCCGTGACGCAACGCTTCCTCAAACGTCATGTCATCGACAAGGTGCTTGTTGGCAATGTCCTGCACGACACGGCCCGCCATCATGTTGGCGTTGTCGTCTTTATAGATCTCGATTAGCTGCCTGGCGTAATCCTTATCCCCAACAATCTCATCTTTCAGAATCTGCCAGCATCTGTTTACAAGTGGGCGAATGACGCACTTGTCGTAAAACTTTTTGCAAACCGGCACGGATTCCGGGTTGGAATGATGAAAATAATGTTTTTCCGTCGCCCAGGTGGGCAGAATAGTGAAGGACATAGAAAAACCCCAAGACAATCACCTTGTCTTGAGGTTTATCATGCCTTGTCGTATATCGACAAGTTATTTTGTTTTAGTCATCAAGAATTATTTCAATACCGCGCAATTTAGGCCGAAATGAAACTGAAAGAGACGCAGAGGCCCACAATAATTTTTGACCTCTCACTGCGAGGCCAGTGTCGTTGTTGTGAACGGTATAAACACCACCTGGTTCTGGGTAGACAATTCCGCAGACCAGCCGGCGATCAACACCAAACTCTTGAACAGGATTTTCCAAATAGGCATAGGATTCGTGTTGGATTGCGTTCTCCGACACAAAGCCTTTTTCGATTGGCTCACGCTCAATGAAATGTACGGCGCTTTTCCATTGTTCCCAAAGGCCGGAATAGCCGTTTTCAGCAGACCAGAGAACGGCGGCTGTATTTGTTTGCATATAAGTTTGGAGATAAACCTTGCCCATCGTTTTGCCAGCGCTGATTTCACGCTCAATGCGGACACCTGTTGGTGGACAATTGTGCGCTTTTGGATCACAGCGTAGGATTTTGCAGTAACCGATGATAGGGACAGGGGGCGACGCAAACAGCACGTCTTGAGCTGTGCAACCCAAAATCTTGGCGTAATGCTCTGCGTCCTGCAATGTGATGTTCGTGTGGCCATTAACCTGGCGTGACAAATTTTCAGGCGTGATGCCCTTCAAGGCAGCAACCTCGCGTTTTGTCATATTCGCCTGACGTATCATTTGATTTAAGTTATTTGCCATCAATTGCATTGTACTAAGCCTGTCGCTGAATGATAAGCCAATTCATCAATAAGCTACCTTGTCACTGAACGTCAAGCACGTTATTGTCCTGTGCATGACTTTAGATGAATGGCGAAATCAACAGGGTTGGTCGAAATCGCTGCTGGCGCGTCAGCTTGGTGTGCCACAGACCATCACTGTCACGCGCTGGTGCCACCCCCTCGATGATCCGAGGCGGTCTGTGCCAAACCCAGATTATATGCAGCGTATCATCAATCTGACTGGCGGGAAGGTCACACCAAACGACTTCTTTCCCATGTCGGCAGATGGGTAAGGCGTCACGCGACAAAGGCTACAGGGCCGAGAACAGCATCCGCAAGAAGCTGGAAGCCAACGGCCTTGATTGCTACCGCGTCCCGCTGTCAGGCGGTGCCGCCATCAAAAACGACTTGGTGATCCGCAAAGGTGACCCGCTGCCAGTTGACCAGTGGGAGCTAGAGGTCAAGTGCCGCGCCAACGGTTTCAATAGAATTTATGACTGGATAGAGGGCGCCGATGCTTTGGTGCTGAAGGCTGACCACAAGCGTCCGCTGGTGGTGCTTGACCTAGATGACTTCTGCCTGCTGCTGCGGGGCCAGGATGGCTAGGGGCTTCAGCATAATGCTGCCGCGGAAGATCCGCATCTCAACAGTGCCAGGTGAATGGCGCGAGGTGCTGGAGTGCGAACACTGCGATGCTCAAGGCGAGTGCGAGGTCGAGATCGCTGTGCCGGATTATGTGCGCGGCGGTGACCTGACCACCGGTCATGGCCAGTGTCCTGTCTGTGAGGGCAGGGGCTATGTAGAGCTTCCAGAGGAAGAAGAAGACGATGACCAGGGATGAGGCACTGGCAGATGCAGATCGTGAGATCAGCACGCTCATCGTGGAAGGGCGCGGCCTGTTCTACATAGCCGAGCT